TTGGAACTTTTCTTAATGCTAATGATTTAATGTAATCAGATGGATTTAAGTTATCTTCAAAAGATAGACCTACCTCATTTACTCTTTGAGCTATGATTATTTCATCTATGTCATCACCAGCATTTACAGCTTGTTCTACTATTCTAAAGATCGTTGAATTTAGTGAACTTTGATCAGAATAAAAATCTGAAACAGATATAAAGTTACATATCTCTGTTAATGATGCAGGATCTTTTAAGAGGCCCGCCAATAACTGCTTTTCTAATTCGTAAGAATATATCATTCTTCTTCTGGTTTTTCATCTCTATTTATAAAACCTTCTAAAGCTTTTAGAAGAGCTAGCTCAGTCATTGAGCAATCAAACCTCTGATATATCAAAGGTTGCCCATTTTCAGAGGATACTGCCATAATAATGCCTTTGTATTTATCGATACCTCCAGATAATTCATATAGTTTATCCACCATTTCAGATGGAATGCTAAATTCTACATCTTCATCATCGTCTTCTATCATAGGTATATTTGTTGGTCCACAAAAAGAGACGCTGTTATTTCGTCTTGCGGGTATATTTCTGCTAGTTTTATATTGTTGCTTTTACAGAATAGAAGTTTGTCCTCATCTCTTTTAAGTTGGTCGCAATACTTAAATCTATTTTTATGAAAAAATTTAACATATTTTGTGTGCTGCTCTCCTTGTACTTCTACTGCTATTTTTTTATTAGCGTTATAAAAGTCTAAAGTCAATCTACTTCCGACGACTCTAAATTCTTCGAATACAATATCATGTATCCAAAATGGTTGCAAAAAATCTTTTACCCTAGTTTGAAATTTGCTTCTGCTAGGCTTATCCCAGTTTATGAGATATTTCTTTGCGTTTTTTAGATTTCTTTCTCGGCCATAGACATCAATAAACTTCATTATGACATCTCTTGGATATATTTTTTAAAATAATCGAAAAGAAAATTACATAGAGCTGGATTATCTTCTATGTATTTAAAGACCTTATTCATCCCTTGAATTTTTTCTGGGAACTCCAGCTTATTTTCTGACAAAAGCTCTTTAAAATCATCAGTAATACTTATCCAAGCGCCACTCTTTTTAATAAACTCAAAAGACTCCAGCAGATTTACGATTTCTTTTTCAATCCATATAGATGTACCGCCTTTTCTGCCATACCTTATCGGGTATGTTATCTTTTCATTAGGAGATTTCTTTACTGTTACCTTAGCGTGAACTCCAATAATTGGATTAGTTTTTGGGTCATGCTTTTTTGTTGGATCTTCTAAAATTTGGTCTCCAGCAAATCTTGGATCATACTCTATAATCCAGTTAGCAAAATGTAAAAGGGCATTTCCTCCTGTAGCTGTGGTTTGTCTAACAGGCGCTTTACTATAGGGGTCAAGTTTTATGTCAGCTCTAACTTGAGAAATAAAAATAGCCATGTGACCTCTTTTAGCTAACTTAATTGACATCTTTTTCATAAACGTAGCAGCTACAACTGCGCCCCCTGCAACTTTTACAGAGTCCTCATATCCTTTAGCTTTGTCATTCTTTAGAATTAAGCCATCAACAGAATCCAAAACAAAGCAGTACTTTATTCCTGTCTCATTGTGGTCAATTAGCTTTGTTATTATCTCGGCAACTGCTTCATAAATATTACTTTCAAAAACAAAACAAGAACCATTCTCCCATTCAGTATGTTCTGTTACAAATTTAAGGCCAGATCTTTCTTTCATTTCTGGAGAGAGTCTTCCTTCCGCCTTGATATAAAAACCTCTTGAGTTAGGTACGGTTTCCAAAAAGTTTTTCATAACCTGTAATGACTCAGATGTTTTACCACCTTCGTTCATGCCTGTAAATCTATGTAACCCAGGTCCGAAGCCTCCTCCAAGCTCCACATCAAATTGCAAAGACCCACTAGAAACTTTATAGTTTTCCTCCACCTCAAAATTATAATGATCTTCTTTGTTTGTTTTCAAGAAATTCTCTAATATTTTTTCTGGATTTATATCACTCATCTAAAAAGTCTTTAATTGTTTTTTTCTTAAGTTTTACTTTAGCGTCTTTGCCAAATTTTTTACCTATATTATACTTTGGATATTTAGAAAAGTCTACTCTAAAATTAAAAGCTCTGAACTTTTCGTCTAATGTAGTTTTAAGTTTCGGGCTTGTCAAGTACGCTAGGGAATCAAATTTATTTTCAAAAGATATACAAGACATAAATTCTTGAGAATATCTCTCTATGAGATTGTTAAGCATTTTCATCTCCCTAGCAAAAAAAGGTCTTCTACCCTTTTCTGGTACGTCAAGTAAACGAAAAAGTATCTCTCTTTTATTTAAAAGCACTAATTATTATGAAGCAATTTTAAATCATTATCAACCATTTTTTTAACTAAACCCGCAAAATTAGTTTTAGGCTTCCACCCAAGCTCTTCTCTTGCTCTGCTGGAATCACCCCAAAGTAAATCAACCTCTGCTGGCCTATAAAATTGCGGATCAACTTCCATTAGTAAGTCATCGCCATGAAAATATTTACAATCTTCGTCTATTCCTTCCCATCTACACATTGATCTATGGAATCCCGCTGCATTAAATGCCTCTTCAACAAACTCCCTAATTGTATGTGTCTGATCAGAAGATAATACGTAATCATCGGGCGTTTTTCTCCAAATATTAATCAAATATTTCTCTTGATTTAACATTCTCCATATACCATCCATAAAATCCTCTGAATCACTCCAATCTCTTTTAGAGTCTACATTACCAAGTTTCAATGGCTCAAAAGATTTTTTATTAGCATACTCATGACTAATCCGAGCAACGTTCTGCGTAATTTTTCTCGTTACAAACTCAGATCCCCTTCTAACGCCTTCATGATTAAAAAGCCAGCCTTGAATGGCATATAAACCATAAGAATCCCTATAAACTTTAACTAAGTGCCTAGCAGAGCATTTAGAAGCGCCATACGGACTCCTGGGTCTAAGTGGGTGTTCTTCTGTCTGAGGTTCAGTTATGACATCTCCAAACTCTTCAGAAGAACCAGCGTTATAATATCTACACTGTGGGGAATGTCTTTTTATTGCTTCAAGCTGATGTAACACGGCTAAAGCATTTGTCTCCATGTGTTGGGTAGGCATTTTCCAACTTGTGCCTACAAAGGAATTTGCTGCAAAATTTATAAAGTAATATGGTTTATGCTCAGCTATAACTCTGTCTACATTCTGAGGATCAGTTACATCTAAATCAATAAGAAAAAATCTAGGGTTGTCTAATAAGTGAAGAATGTTGTCATGATTTTTAACACTTAGCCTTCTAGCTCCTCCAATGATAGTGTGAGTGGTATTTTCTAAAAGATAGTCCACCATATTGCTACCATCTTGCCCTGTTACTCCTGTTACTATTATCTTTTTCATTTGTACTGTGCTATAAAATCACTGCAAATTCCTATGCAGTCAGTTAGTTTATCATTTGATGTTTCAGGCATAACGGCAATACTATTTTTTATCGGTTGATTTCCAGGAAATGCCCATATGTAATTTTTGCTAGTGAGTGTTACGTCGTCTCTCTGATGCCAAAAATAATGTATATTATATCCTCCCTTTTTTGTTAGGTATTGCAGTTGAACGACTGCTTCTAGATTTTTAGCGTGACACCACAAAGATGGATTTTTGAGATAAACTGGATCAATTAAATCAACTGGTCCGTCATGACCTAAATATAAAAAATTATCTTTACCCCATAAATCTATTTCTACATCAAAACCTTTGTCTAAAGCTTCATTAATATACTGAACTGTATTTTCTCTTTCTGGCTGCTTGCCATGAAGATTGCCTCTGTGGGATATTAAAATCATTTAATTGTTTTTTAAAAAGAAATCTAAATCTTCTGGAGTACCTAATCCCCACATGTTTTCTATGTCAAATGTTTTTATTTTTTTACCATCTTGTATGGCTTCGTTAAAAACAGGACAAACATAAAATTCATTGTTATGTCGAATATCTTTCTCTATCATTTGCTCAGCATATTTTACATAGTCAGAGCCTTTTTTCCAGTAGTAGATTCCAACTGTAGCAATGTCAGAAATAGGTTTTTTCTCTGCTACTTCTGTTACATCCCCTTCATCATTTACTTTTGCAAAAGACCATTTAGGGTGTGTAGATTTAAAAGTCAAAATGCCAGCATCTGCATCTTGCTCTTGCATTTTATATAAAAATTCGCTTGTGTCCCACTGAACGTACTGGTCAGAGTTAGCTATAAGTAAAGGTTGATCTGTATTTATAATTTCTTTACTTAAAAGTGTGGTGCAAGCTGCTCCTTCGGTCATCCCGTCAACTTCTATGACATTACATTTTGGGGTTATGAGATTTAAAAGAGTATCTAAGTTATATTCTTTTCTGTGGTCTTTTTGTACTATAAAAGTATGAGGGCTTTCGCAGTTTAAATTTTCTACAACGACTTGAATCATAGGTTTACCTCTAACCTCAATTAAGGGCTTTGGAAAAGTATACCCAGCGGCCTGGAATCGACTACCAGCTCCAGCCATTGGTATCAAAACATTTAAATTATTATCTTGCCAGCGTGTGTTCATAAGTTGTTTTTTTATGTTTAATTTTGATTTTACTTTTTGTACTGTTAAGTCAGATGGATCTTTAACTCTTAAAATATTAGCCCCTGATCTTTGAGCTGCAAGTAATCCGTGAGGAGAATCTTCTACAATTAATGTTTGCTCTGATAGTTTTCCAAACTTTATCATTGTCTGCCAATACATCTCTGGATGAGGTTTTGATTTGCAAACATCTTCATTGGATAATATATAATCAAAAAAATCTATGAGGCCAAGCTTTTGCAAAACTCCTTCTAGGGAACTTCTTATAGAATTTGAGCAACAAGCTATTTTTAATTTATGATTAGATAAAAATTCAAATAACTGTACTAGATTAGAATCTTTTTCAATTTCATTTATTTTTTGTGCCGTTATGTTTTGTTTTTTCAACCAAACATTTTCATGCTCAGATTTTGGTAAACCTTTCTTCTCGGTTAATATATTTAACTTGTCTTTTGTTTTTAATCCGTCATATATGTTTAGATGTTCACTATATGAGATAGAAAACTTAGGATCTACACTTTCTAAGGCTTCATTTAAAGCGTTGAAATGCATCTCTTTAGCTCTTACTAAAACTCCATCTAAATCAAATATAATTAATTCAATCATTCCATAAGTGCTTATTTAAAAAAACTGATTTATGGCCATCCCACATACCATTTTCCATGAAGAAAAATTTATATAAGCAATGGTTATTAATTAAAGAATTTTCACCAGTTATATAAGTTGCTAAATTTTTAGTTCGTTCGTTTTTAAAAAGCTCTCCAGAGAATTCATTTAGTTTGCAGCTTAAAGGCCAGCCTTCTTTACATTTTTTATTGTATTCACTATCTTTCTTAAGATATTCAAAAACCTTGTCATACATTGTAGATACAACGTCTATATTTTCTGAGGAACTGTAAAACCAATGATCTGAAGCGCCAGCATTGGTCTGGTCCCAATAAGCTTGATACATTTTAGTCATGTCCTGATTAGGATTAAACTTTAAATGACTTGTCTTATTTAAACCTTGTTTATGATGTCCTACATCAAACCTACTAACTAAAACAACATCGTATTTGAATCCAGCTTCTGTTTCATACTTTTGTTTAAGTTGTATTGACTGCTTTCTAGAAAACAAAAAACTCAAAGTTTTAAATAAATTACCTTGAGCCATTGTTGTATTGTTTGTGAAATTTATATCTTTAAATAAATCTTGTTCTTCCTTAAAATCTTTTTGAGGTTCGA